GGAGATGGTGGCGATGCGGACCCGCTGGCAGTTGTAGTTCTTCAGCTTGTTGACCTGTCCAATCTCAAGGTTTCCGTTAACCTCGTAGGGGGCGTCTGGGATGGAGATTGAGACGGGGGCAATCTCGAAGGCGTTCGTCCAAGTCTGGAGATCGCAGGCGGTCTCGTTGCGCCAAGGGGTCGTCTTAGTGTAGGCATCCCCGCCGACTTCCATCAAGGCCGCGTAAGGCACGCCGGCAGAGAGTACGCCGCTGGCGATGTTGTAGTGGTTGAGGATTAGGCTGAAGACGTAGGACTTCGTCGTGGCGGGTGATACGGGCGGGACGAGGGTGAAGGTCGCACCTTCGTCGATGAGGTCCGTGTTCGCGGTCGTGGGGGCGGTCTTGGAGCCCGTGGGATAGACGGCCATGCCGACGACATTATACTCGCGTAGGCAACTGAGGAAGGAGTTGTCGGCAGTCCGGCAGAGGACGCGGAGTCGGGAGAAGATGGCGTCATTCGTGCCCGTGATGATTTCAACCTCTCCGCCGCCTTCCGGGACGAAGTTTCCTTCGGGCGTGCTGGAAACGTTCGACCATAGCGGGTCGATGTCCAGCGTGGTTCCGTAGCTCGACGACTTAAAGGAAAACCCGACTCCTGGCTGGATGCTCATCAGATGTTGACGTAGACGTATTTAGACCAGCCGGTCTTGGAGTAGCGGATCTCGTAGTTGATTTTGTAGAGAGCGCCGAACTGCTCGACGTTCACTTGGGACAAGAGGTTCTTATGGCCCACGCCCGTGACCGTGCCGATAGGAGCCCATGCGGGAAGCAAGTCGAAGATGCCCCAGGAGTTCGTGGAGGTCGCCGAGTTGAGCAGGGCAAGGAGGGCTTGGACATCCGCGAGGGTCGTGCTATATACGACGCCAGAGTAGGATGTCGTCGTGGCTAGGTAGTTGGTCTTGCCGTAGAGGCTGGGGTAGGTCGGGTCAACAAAGCCGATGAAGCGGCCACCAGTCGCGGACTCAAAGCAGGCGCCGTTGTACCCGATGTAAGACTGGGTTTGCTTGATTGGCTGGGTCTTCGTGTTGACCACGGGGCCGAGCGAACTCTGCGTGTAAGGACCAGCCCCGGCGATTTCAGCCCAGTAAGCCGTGTCGTGGGTGAAGAAGTTCGGGTGCGAGGTGATGGGCTCGCTCGTAAGGCCGTTGGCTGCGGAGGTGTTCGGGTTGGTTCGGACGCCAGAGTTCACCGATGGGTCGATACCGCAGTAGTCCACCGTCACCGTCGCCATATCCAACGCGTCCCAGCTGATGCGCCACTTGTCGATTTTGAGGTAGCTGTAAGAAGGATCGGGGTGAGCCGTCCCCTTGACGAGGAAGGCCGTCAGCGAAGAGGTGTAGTCGGCCTTGTAGACGCTGACCGAAGTGTGGAGACCGAAGCCGTCGGAGACGACGGTCCAGCCCGATTGGAGGATGGGGGCGACGAGCGTGTCGCCTGTTGCAACGATAGCCATTGGAAATTAGGTGCCAGCCTTGAGCAAGGCAGCGCGGGAAGGTTGGGTGGTCTTGGTGAAGTCGGTCGGGACGCCGCCGCTTGGGCCTCGGCTGATGGTTTCGAGGATGGCGGTTTGCTTGCGGGTCTCTTCAAGTTGGGCGGTCATGGCTTCCATGACAGGGTTGGCGCCCATGCCGACGACGTTGGAGAAGCCTTCGGGGCCTTTGAAGGTCGTGGACTTCCCGGCCAATTCGTTAGCCGTGGCTTCTTGTCCTGGCGTCTTCTTCGACTTGTCCAAGGCCTGCTTCTCCTCAAGGGCCATTTGGTCCACGATGTCCTGCATCTTTTTGTTGGTCTCCATCTTCGACAGGCCGAAGTACATCAAGGAGCCCTGCACGTCCTCAAGGAAGGTCTTGTCGGAAAGGTCGTAGCGACGCATCGCCTCTTGCGCTCGGCTCTGATCGTAGGATGAAGTGCCACGGCGGAGGAACTCCCCGGTGACGACCTCGGGAGCGGCGGCCGCAAGTTCCTCTTCCTTGCGCCTGTCGGCTTGCTCCTTGTTCAGCTGAGCCGTGGTCTTCGTTCCTTTGTTCAGCAAGTCCGACTCGCTCTTCTCCGCGAACTCCTTGGCCTCCTTGGCGTCCTGCTTGGACTTTTCGATGGCCGAAGAGATGAGGGAGATTGCCGTGTGAAGCAGGGCGAGAGGGGCAAAGTAGGACAGGAAGATGTCCTTGAAGCCAGCGCTGAACCGCTTGTTCACATCTTCGACCTGTTTGGAAAAGCCAGCGGTCGCCGCCTTGGCCTTGTCCATGGCCTGCGGGACGTCCGAGGTCGTCTTGATGTTTACTTCTAAGGATTGGGCCATGTCAGTTGGTCTTCTCCTTTGCAGGATTGGAAGCAGACGCGGCCCTCTCGGCTTCCATATAGGCCTCCTCCTCGGGGGTCATGATTGATACCTCGGCCCCCTTGCGGATGGCTAAGGCGGCATTGAGCCAGATGGCTTGGCACTCCGGCATCTCCCAAGCCCGCTTCTCGGGGATGCCCGACGCGATCAGAGAGGCCACCGTCGCCAAAGGCCACGGGACGCCCTTGCTGTTCCCGCCTTTCTTTTCGTCCTTCTCCCAAAACTTGGGCCAGTCTTGAACCAAGACATAGCCGGCGAAGGCCTTGAGCAACCTTTCAAACTTCTGAGGATTTCGGTTGAGGTCGTGGATGCGCCATTTGTCCATCCAACCAATCTCCCCAAGGGGTTCCTCGGCGCACACTTGGCAGGCGAAGATTAGGTCGGATGGGGTGACCCCGCGGTCGCCCATAATCAAGGGCGATTTAAAGGCCATCAGTCGCACGCGGTACTTGAGGCACCACGGATAAAGCGAACGACCCAGCAGCTTGAAGGGCGCCGGGTCGATGAAGGCAGAGAGGAAGCGGTCGTCCATTCCTGGACTATGCCCCTGCCGTCCGCTGGGTCAATTAAGGCGTGACGCCTTCGTAGTCGACCGCCGTGATGGTCACCGAGGTGAAGTCCTTGTTGGACCCCTTCTGGGAGATGGCGGTGATGGTGCCGACGTAGGAAGCCGAAGCCGTGCCGCTGGGGTAGGCCGTGTCGGCGTTAATCGTAAAGGAGAAGCTCGCACCGATGACGGGCATCGAGGAGGTCTTGCAGATGCCGTCCACCGTGATCTCGGTCTTGCGGTCGTCGTAGCGGGCCGTCTTGGTCAGACCCGTCTCGTCGGTGACAGTGTTCGACAGGTTGAAGGTCGTGTTGACCGAGTAAGACTGCACGAACAGGTTATTGACGGTACCCGCGACACCGAAGAGGCAGGTGGTTCCAGTAGATACGGCGGCCATTTGTCTTTGCCCGTTTTGGAATAATTACGGGGCCAGACAGGTCCAGACCGAGAAGGCAAAGGATGTCGCCCATGAGCGCTCGTCGATACCCTCGTCCTCGGAGAGGATGCTGACGTCGTAGCAGGTCGCGTCCCCGCCGGAGACGAAGGCGGCCTTGATGCTGTCGAGGTCACGCATATTCCCGACCAAGGCGGCGCAGCGGGCACGGTGATCGGCGAGGGTCGTGTCGTCGGCGTTGGAAAAAAGGGTGATGCGGACGGAGCAGTCATAGTTCCCCTCCCCCTCTTGGAGGCTTGCCGGCGGGCGGGCGGAGTCGCAGAGGACGACGGCCTTGGGCAGGGTCTGGGTGACGGCGCTGTCGCCCGTGAGGAAGGTGACCGAGGTCAGCCCTGTCTGGGTCGAGAGGTAGGTCGCAAGGGTGGACTCTACGATGTGGCGGATGGATTTGGTGCCCATAAAGGTTGGTTATTTGCGGTTGAACTTGGCGACGTCGTCGGCGATGAGGCGCTGGATTTTGGCGGGCATCTGCTTGACGCGGTTGCCGTAGACGAGGCCAAGGGTGTCCGCTTGGTCGGCGATGCCGTAGATGTTGCCCATCAGATTGCGGATGGTGACCTCGGCGAGCTTGTCGGTGAAGGTCGATGCGCTGTTGCCCGGGACGCTGTTGTGCTTCGTAATCCAGCCAGCGGAACGGAGTTTCGAGCCCGCGTTCTTCTCCACGCCGTTGATGACGGGGCGGGGGAGGGACATCAGCGCTTTGTACCAGCCAGACTTGATGGCACCGACCGTCTCCTGGCGTTGGGCGATGTAGGTGTCGAGGTCGCCCTTCTTCTCGACCACCCGCTTGTCGAAGGACTTAACCCCGCTGACGTTGCGGCCGTTCTTCCAGAGTCGTCCGTTGGTCCGTTGATAGATTGGCTTGAAGGCCGAGTCAATGGCGGTCGGGCTTTCCAAGAAGCCACCTTCCGAGCCAAAGGAATTGGCGGCTACCCGTGTGCCGATGCGGCTGAAGTAGTTCTTGGCCTTCTTGAAGCCTTCGGGCGTGCCATATCCCTTGTACTGCGGGGAGAGCATACGGGCCACGAAGGAGTTCGCCGAGATGATGGTCGATTGGCTGGAGGCCACCTTCCAGAAAAGGCCTTGGTTGTCGTTAAGGGCCAAGGAGCCGAGGCGCTTGATGACGCGGGTGGCTTGAGCTGAGGCGGTTCCACCCGTCAGAGGCTCAAAGACCTTTCCCACGTCTCGGTCCACGGCCCGCTCGCCGGCCTTCTTGGCGGCGTTGGATAGGCCGTTGCCTCCGCCCTTGACGAGGGGAGGGGTGAAGGTGGCCGCGTCTTGGCAGGCCAGGGCGGCCTGTTCCAAGGTGGCGTCTCGGATGGTTTGCTTGGAGGCGGCGGCGAACTTCTGGATGGCGTCCACGAAGGCCTGCTGACTGGCGGGCGTTAGGGAGACCTTGACCACGGGCTACTGGTTGTCGTCGATGACGACGAGCGTGATCCAAGCCGACGCGGGCTTGTAGGTCTGGGTCGTGATGCGGACGGTCTTTCCGCCGGCTACGATTTTCTTCCCT